GTCTTTTAGTTTTTCTTCTGATATAAATAATACGTATGCCATAATTATCTTGGTTCTAAAAATCCGTTATTCTTCATTTTCTTTGGTGGCTTTGCAACTAATACATTGTTCTTCTTAGCAGTAAACCCTTCTGACTTAGCTTTAGTATATCCTATTAAGTCAGCATCTTCTATCTTAGTAGTCTTAGACTCTCCTATTGTAGTTTTGTATATCTGACGTAACCAATAGTGATGACAGTTACCTCCTCCTTTATAAAGCCATATAGAGTATGTGTTAGCACCTCGCGGCCCCCATCCTGGATTGACAGGTCTTTTACTCATATTAATTATATCCTCCTTACGATATACTTTCTTTACTCCCATCATTTGCCTGCAAAAATCTCTAGTCTCTCCTTCTTGACTTAAGAAATTATCTTTAGTATATACATAACGTACTCTAAAATAATCATAAGTCTTTTTAGATACACCATCTTGTTCAGATTTTCTACTAGGTATTGCTCTACCTGTACTTGCTAATTCTATCTTTTCATTAGCTACATCATTTAAAACTTCTTCAAAGTCAAAGTCTTTATGTTCATCAACTACTTTTTCTTCTTCTACTAATTCCCATTCTTCAGGCATATCTTCACCAAATTCTTCAATAAAAGATTCGAGTTCAGTCTTTTCTGCCTTTTCTGTTTTACTAAAATCATCTCTATCTTCTACTACTTCTTCATCATCTGATAAACTAGGCAATCCTAAATCTTCTCTTATTTCGTCTTGAGTCATTACTTCTCTGATAGTCTCAGAATCAAATTGTACTGTGATAGGTTTTAATTGTACAAACTCAACAGGCAAGTCCATATTGTTAACTGAGAATATAGTCTGTAAAGTATTTAAGATGTTTAACTGAAAACCTCTTACAACAGTATTTTGATAGAAATTAGCTGCGTTTACAAGCTCATCAGTATTTGAGCTAAAGCCATTAGTAGAGTCTATTCCTAAAAGTGTCTTAGACGTTACTCTGTGAGCTGAACAGATATTCTGAACCAATAGCTCTTGTAATGCAAGATATTGCTTGTCTGCGTCTGATACTGATATAGGAGTTATCTCAGGAGTTCTAGTTTTATCATCTGAGAATGTCAAAATAAACTTACCTGAGTTTTTAGCTCCTGTAAACTTTTCTGTAAGACTTTGTTCTATTTGAAATCTCTCCGATTGCGATGGGATTCCATTTGCAAAAGAAATAAAGTAGCTACCACTAAAACCATTTTCTATATTAGATAAATGAAACTCTGCTACTCTTTGATCTACTAATGCCCAATTACAACCAGCTATATAGTCTGGTGTATGATAGATATCCATATTAGGAGAATAAGCTCCTGAATATAATAATTGACTACCTGATGTTCTATCGTTTACATTAAATGCTGCTATTGGATAAGGTTTGTTCATTCTTGTATTACTCCAATCAGCACATATAAAGTATGTATCTACTTGTCCTAATTCGTTTGGTCTTCCTGCTCTTACCCTTTCAACAGGAACGTGGAAAACCTCAACTATTTCTGTTCTTTCTCTATTATATACACAATGTAATGCGTAAGCTCCTTGAAGCTTAAAATCAAAAGCTACCTTTTTTATTACTTGATGTAATGACTCTTTGCTATTTGCGTGTCTTAAAAACTTCTTTAGTTTAACATAAGTATCTAAGTTATAATCTTCTTCTTCACAAATTATATCTGTTCCTGCAATCATTTCAGCTGTGGAATTTATAATAGCTGCGTGAGTTGAACTATTATAGTATAAGTCTATTAAGAACTGAGGATAAAGGTTTTTCCAATCTTCTGTTCCGTATTCTATATAGTCTTTACCTCTAACCTCTGTTACAACAGGAGCTGTTTGAGTTTCTAAATTTATACTTAAGATATTATCTTTCATTTTATTTGTTTTATATTTCTTCTAATTCATCAGGATCAACATCAATACCATCTGCATTTTTTGCATAACCTAAAAACGAATGTACGCAATCTGTTGGAAATACCTCGTAAGTTCCAAAGTCATATTCTTCAGTAGTCATTAAGTCATAGAATACTCCAGGATAATATACAGGTGGTGTTATTTCGTGTCCATCAGGGTCATACGTTCCTGGTATCTCTACTATTTTACCTATGTAAACTATTGCTTGAGTACCATTAATGTAAAGGTCTTGACTTACTCCTTCTTCAGTTACTACTTCATAAGTACCTTTAGCAAGTAAATCTGCATCTCCTTGCGCTCTGTCTGTGTATTGTAATTTATATATGTTCATTTTATTATGTTGTTAATGTTGCTAATTCTGAGTCTGTTAATGCTGTTTTGAATATTTGTAGTTGTTTTACTTTGCCGAAGAAATTACCTGAACCTGCTACATCAAAACTTAATGTATTTAAACCTATCGGTGCTAAACCACTTGTATCAGTTTGAACTTTTACACCATCAAGCCAAAAAGCAAAATCATTTTCTTTCCATTTTATAGCAACCTTATGAAAATCTAATGTTGAAGATACACCTGAATTTTTATCCATAACATTAGTACCACCACTTGAAACTATTACTCTAATATTAGTGTTTGATGAATAATACAAAAAAGTAACTCTATTATTGCTCGTACCATCATTAATAGATAAATATCTTATTGTACCATCATTTGATAATGCAGCCATCTCTGCAAATAACACTCCCTCCTCACTATTTATCTTATCACTAATTCCTGTCTTTGTATATGTTTCTTGATTTCTAGTTACTGTTGAACCTGATGTTGGAATGTAAGATGTTGGATATGACTCTTCTACTTGTGCGCCCCAAATGTATAAACCATCAGTTCCATTACCTGAGAAATTAACTAATCTTGCTGATGTAGAACTTTCAGCAATAGATAATCTCATAGAAATTATATTACTTGCCGAATTATAAGTTGCAATACATTTATACCAATCATTACCAAGACTTACAATCTCTCCAGTCATAACAGAAGAAGAACCTACTGAACCATTTAATAAGTCAAAATTAATAAAAGCAGTGGCGTTTCTTGCATCACTTAACTGTATTACTGAATATTCTCCTTTTTTAGCAAAAACACTAACGGCTAAATCTCCTGAAGATGTATTGTTTAATTTTATTGCTTGTCTACCACTTGATGAACCTGCTATTAATTTTGTTGCGTTTTCTGTTCCATCAGGAGATGTTGTTGCATTAGATGTAATACTTGCATTGCCATCAATCGTCCACTGACTAAAATCACTAGAATAAGTTATAGTATTTGTTCTCTGTGGCTCTGCTAATAAACTAGAAGTACCATCTGTATAATCTACTCTTGGTAAGTTATCTATTGTTGCTTCTTTTACTGATACGTTGTCAAGCGATATGTTTGAATTTGTTGTAGCGTTTTGAAACAAGAAAAGTTGATTGCTTGTGTTTTTTATATAAATTGTATGTGTAACTCCTAAATCAATAGGAGCGTCTATAAAAACACCTGATGAAGAATAATATTTAAAACTTGTAACTCCATTATTTGCTATTACTTCATATTGTAATTTATAAAGTTGATTTGTTATTAAAATATTATTAGAAGAAACTCCATTCGTTGCATATGCCCTTGAATCTGATTCAGATGATGAATTTGTAAGTGTTATTTTACCACCTGATATTGATACATTTGCTGTATTAGAATACCAACCTAAAGTCCAAGTATTTGTAGAAGGAGTGCCATCAATAGCAAAATCTCCATTAGTAACCTCCTCACTACCTAACAACGCTACATCTTCTACTAAGCCACTAGGATTAACTCTAGTACCTAATGTTGCTCTTGTCATTGTTATTGGTTGAGGTACAAATCTTGTACCTGCTGTACTATAACCTAATAGATTATCTTCTTTTATTGCCCAATTATCATTTCCTATCTGTAAACTTGGATTCGCCATTATTGTATTGTGTATGTTAATGCACTAGCCATCTCTGCATAAGATTCATAAAAATCAGTTCCTGATGTACCTGTTAGTTGTAATAGTTGCTCATCTGTTAGTGCTGTGTTATATACTTGTAGTTGTTTTACTTTTGAAGGGAAAGTTCCACTCCCAACAGGAAAATCAAATCTTATCTGATTCAAAACATCTGCACCGAAAATAGTGCTATTCGTATCAGTTCCAACTTCTACACCATTAATCCAAAAAGCATAATCTCCACTTTTCCATTTAATAGCATACTTATTATAATCAGTTGTATCTGTTATAGTTTTCTCTATTGTATTTATAGTAGACCCTCCAACTCTTGTTCTGCATAAAACTCTATTTGAGGTACTCATAAATCTAAAATAAATATAATCATCAGAAGGTGTAGTACTACTGCTTATTGAAATATATCTATTTGTCCCATCATCAGCAAGAGCAGCCATTTCTAAAAACAAAACCCCCTCTGTACTATTAATCAAACTACCTATACCATCTCTTGTGAAGATGTCTTGGTTTCTTGTAACTGTACTTCCTGATGTTGGTATATAAGATGTTGGGTAAGAACCTACTTCTGCTTGTGCGCCCCATATTAATAATTCATCAAGAGTTCCACCACCTCTAAAATCTACTGCATAGTAACTTGTATTTCCTATTCCTGATGTTGTAGTGCTAACTTCAAATCTTTGCCATTCTTCAGTAAGGTTAAAAGTGTTATTTGTATTAGTATTATGTGATAATAGTTGAGCAGTTCCTGTTCCACTTACAGTTCTTGCATATATTGAACGAGCATCAGAAGCACCTATTGATGATGAGTTCCAATACCAAAAACTATTTTGATTAGAATTAGATATTTTATAAGCATTGTTAGTGCCATCAGGAGAAGTAAATCCACTTGTTAAAACAGGAGTAGTTCCAACACTTGAATTTTGCCAACTAGCATTACTAAAATCCTCACTATAAGTAAGTAGATTAGTCCTCTGTGGCTCTGCTAATATATGTGGACAACCTCCTCCTGTGTAGTCTATACGAGGTACATTATCTCTTGTAACTTCTTTTACTGATATGTTTGTTATGCTTATATCAAGAGAATCACTACCTGAACCTGTACCCATTTGTAAATAACCTGTGGCAGTAGATGTTGCAGTCAAAAATAATGTTATATCTCCACTTGCACTTACTTGTTCTATATTACTTATACTTACACTTGCACCTGAGATTGCATTACTAATTAAAACTCTTAAATCATCTCCACTATTTTTTGTGTATGTGAAAGTTACTTTATAAGTTTTACCATTTACAATACTTATACTATTTGAAACTGCACCTGCAAAAGAAGAAGATATAATTGCACTTGTAATATTGTTTCCTGATGTTGTAAAGGTACTAAATGGATAGGTTGTGCCATTTGTAAAACCTGTAACTTCTTCCCCACCTATAATCTCAGCATAATTTACTAAACCATTCTCATCTACTCTTGTACCAGCAGTTGCTCTAGTAACATCCATATCTGCTGATGTGTATTCTTTTACTGATACGTTGTCTATTGTAACATTTAATCCTGTATAAGAACCTGTTGTTTGAAACCAAATATACCCATCAGAAATCATTGTGAAATATGTAGTGTAAACACCACCAACTAAGTCAGAAGTTAAAATAGGAGTAACTGCACCACCTGTAACTCTATAAGCAAAAACACCACTAATTGATAAAGTTTCTATATCTACTTGAAGTTTGTATTGTTTTCCTGAAGTCAAAAAATTAGTTCCTTGTTGTGATGTTAATTGACTATATTGAGAAGCACTTGTTATTGATGCTTTTCCTCCACTTATTGCAAAATCTCCTACTTCAGTCCACCCTGTTGTTCCACTACTAAAATCTCCATTAGTTACAAGTTCAGAACCCTCAGTAGGTACAGGTATAACACCATACAATTCTCCTGCCTTATATCCGTTAGGAGTTACTACTATACTAACATCATCTAATAAACTCATTCTATATTATTTAAAGTTGTTAATTGTGCTTCTAAACAAGCTTTAGCTTCAAATACTCCACCATCAGCAATAACTCTTGCTTTAAAGTCGCTAACCTGCTTTTGTACAGGTGTTAATCCTCCTTTATTACTAGAAGGTAAAGATATTCCTAGTGCTAATCTCATTATAAAGGTTGGTTATAGTAACAAATTGCTATTCCACTTGTAAGCTGTATATCTGTTACTGTAAGGAATAAAGTTGTTCCTGCTGCATAAGTAGTTTGTAGTCTAGTTGCTGATGATCCTGTAACTGCTTGTACATTAGTTGCAGTAATATCTGCTATTACACTTTCCACAGGAAAATATATTGCATAGTAGTCTTTACCTGTCATTGCCGTTGTACCTATAACATCACATCTGTGTTTTCCTAGTTGCTCTGATAAAAGTTGTTGTACGTTTTCTATTGCCATTTTTTAATTTTTTATTGTCCGTAATATATATAATTTGTTCCTGAGCTTGGCTCATATTCATTGTATTGTACTTGTTGTGTTCCGTCTTTCTCTGCGACATACATCTTTCCTTTGGTAACTAACCCTTGCACTATACCTTTAGTGTCAGCAGAAGGGCTTAAAACATCATTCTCCGTAGCAGGAGCATTACCTGATGATACTGATACTGCACCTACCCAACTAACTTCGTAAACTTCATACTTCCAATATCCAGCTGGTAAGAATTTTATTTCTCCATTATAAACATTAGGAGTTGTATTGTAAAGAAACCTTAAATATGTATATCTTGGTAGTATTATTTCATCTTCAGCATAAGCATATTGAACTGACTTATCCATATCATTTGTAAATTTTAACAAATGTCTTATCTGTGATGAAGCTACTGAAGTATTAATACGATTGTCTTCAGTTTGTAAATAAGCTATGAAATTAGTCTCTGTTATTGCTTGTATCATACTATATAATAGAAAAAGTCTGTTTTTATTTGCCTTTAAAAAGAAAAGAGTAACAATTAAGCTACTCTCCTCTAAGAAATATATGAAAACTACTAATTAAGATTACAATTATGCTGTTGTTACGATTGATGTTAATTGTGTAAATCCTGCATTATCAAATGGTGTTGTTACATAGTTTTCTAACATTGCAAATGGAATTGACTCCATTCCGTCAAATGTTAATGTGTAACCATTTCTATCTCCAAATGCTGCACCACTATCCATAGTACCTGCATTAAGTTCTAATCCGTTAGACATACCTAAAGCTATAATAACGTCATTACCACCTGTTAATTGTTGATTTAATTGTGCAAAAATTCTAACTCTACTCTGAGCTAATAATTTAATTTGATTTTGATCTTCCTTTGTAAGTTTATTTAATATAATATTAACTGAAGGAGTTTGATAGTATGTTCCGTTTTCTCTAGAACCTACAATAGTATCTGTTACAGAAGAAACACCTAAAGGCATTGTATATCTATATATAGAAGTATTATTAAAATCGATAGTATCTATTTCCAATGGATTTGTGCCATCATAAGCATATGTTATAGCATCATCATATACTGAAAAATAGATGTACTTTACACCTCCACTGATTCTATTGCAGTCAAGTCCTCTTCCTTTTGTAATTGCTGTACAAGCCATTGTTTATTATTTTTAAGTTAAGGGAGGGCTTTTACACCCTCCCGTTATTTTTGTTATTACGACTGTCTTACGATATCAGCTCCTACTCCTGTTTGAACACCTGCTGAGTATCTTGCAACTAATCTCATATTGTCAGAACCATCTAACTGAGCCATATCCATCAATGTAATTCTTGTAGCATCTGATAATAAGTCAGTACCGAAGAATAAGTTAGACTTCTCTGCTGCTACTAATTCGTTATTAGCCATTCCTGGACAAACTGCGATTTTGTAACCTTCAAATACAGGAGCATAGTCTCCGTTCATATTGTAAGCATTAACATATCCTAATGTAGATACTGCTGAGATATATAAAGCATAAGTTTTAGGACTCATATAAATATGTAAGTCTTCTTTTCTTAATACTGCTGAAATATTAGTAGCCATATTAGCTGTTAAAGCTTGTAGGTTAGTAATGATGTTAGCTGCTGAGTAAGCTGCTGTTGCTGCATCTTGATGAACCGTTGCATCAACTCCTGGTAATAAAAGACCTGTTGCAGCTCCTAAGAAACCATTGAATTTCCCTGCTACTGCTGTACCTGACCAAATGCTTTCTTCTGTTGCTTCTGCAATGATTTCTCCCATATAAGAGATAACATAGTCATCAAAAGATGCTGGAGGTGGTGCTCCTGCTCCTGCTCTCATTTGTAGAGCTTCCCAAGAATCTAAAAGAGTAGATTTACAAAGGTCTAAATTGATTTGTAAGTTTTTAGGTTCTAATACTTTTTCAGTAAGTGCTAAAGTACCTGCTGGTGTAAAGTTACATTCTGCATCAGCAACCACTCCTGATCCAGCCATACGTTGAATATTAGATTTGAACTTGATATTTTCTATTACATTAAGAAAATCAAGTGATTTTGCTTCTTTTAAAGCTGCACTGATGTAAAAACCAGCTGCTTTTCCAGAAAAGTTTGATGTTGTAGTAAACGCCATTTTTTAAAATTTTAAATTATTATTATTTGTTTAAGTTGTATAAAAATCTTTCTTGCTTAGATAGTTTGCTGTATTCTTTTCTTGATAGAGCTTTTCTTTCTGAGCTAAATTTATTTGTATTAATTGGTGAGTCAGCTGGAGATTTAGCTAATTCAGTTTTAAGTTTTTCGTTTTCAGACTTTAACTTCTCTAATTCTTCTTCTGCTGAAAATTCAACTACTTCAGTTGTTTTAATAGACTTAGGATTTGTACCTGGCTCTGTTGCTTCTTCAGCTAGTTCTTCTACTTCTTCGTCTCCTCCTACTTTATCTTCTTTAAGTTTAGCAACTGCATCTTCAAGGTTTTGTATTCTTTTCTCCATACCTTCCCAATCTCCTACTTCTGCTAAGCTTTCTTCTTCCATTTCTTCTTTGTCTTCAGTAGCTTCTACTTCTTCTTCAGTTTCTGTTTCCATAACCTCAGCAACTACACCTTCTTCTTCAACTCTGAAAGTTACACCCTCAGCAGTCTTGTAAGTACCGATAGGTAAAAGGATAGTAGTACCATCTTCAGTTAGTACAGATATATCTACTCCTGATGCTAATTCTTCAGCAGTTGATACGAAAATAGTGCCATCTTCTGACTTTGCTTGCCATTCAAGTTTAACACTTTCGTCTTTGTTTAGACCTAGTGCTACTAATATTTGTTCTTTAATGTCCATAGTTTCTTTTTTAATATAATAGAATAGTTATTTATTTATTTGATTTTTAAACTTCTGATGATTTTAATACTGCTTTTAATGCTTGTTCATTAGCTGCCATATCTTTATCAACACTATTGTCCGTGTACAATCCTTTGTAGATATATTCTTGTTGATTTTTTAAACCACTAGCAACTCCTAATTCATCTACTTGCTTTTTAAAACTTTTACTTTGCTTATCAATTCTTACATCTCTTTTTTTAATATTTTCGAGATGTCCAAAAGCAGCGGCTAAATCAGTTCTTACTTGTCTAATTAATTTTCTATAAGCTGAACGACTTTTACCATTAGCATTAACATCAGAAAGAATATCCTCTACTAATCCCAACTCAACTCTTTCTGCTTTTAGTTCAGTCTTAGATTCTCTTATTATCTCATTTAAAGCACTTAGTATTTGTTCAGGTGTTGGTTGTTGTTTTTGCATTTCTTCAAATTTATTAGTGAAATAACCTTCTATTGAAAGTCCTTTAAGTTCTCCTTCTTTTATCTTATTCCATAAGTCTTCGTTCTCTATCTTCATTTTAACGAACCAAGTGCCATTAGGGAGGTTGTAGCCATACATAGTAGACTTATCACTATCTCCTTCCTTAATCCAAGATTCTACTGTTAGAACTCCTGATACTCTGTCTTTATGTTCGTAAGTAGCTTTATGATGATTGTTATGTTTTAAATATAATTCACTAGCTTTTCTAACTGTTTCAGGACTAAAGTAAACATAATACTCAGAGTCTGTGTTAGGATCATATCTAAAGATTTGCTTGTTAGGTATTAAAGCAGGACTTACTAGCATACGCTTTTCTTCATCTACCTTTGCAAAAGTCAAGTTGTTTTTCTCTTTTCCAAAAAATACAAAGTCTTGCTCTATTGCTGGAGAGTTTACTAAGCTAATAGCATCAATAGCTAGTTCTTGACTATCATCTGCTATTACTAATTCTACTATTTTAGTTTCTTTCATATTATAATATATCTATTGCAGTTAAAACTTTATTAGATGCCTTTAACATATCATCTTGAAAATCTTCAGCTTCTTTTAGTCTAACTGTAAAAAGCGTAACTGCTTCATCAGCTCCTAATTCTTTTGCAGCTTTAACTGCTTTTTGTGCTTTACTTGCTGCATCTGCTAAAAATTGACTGCTTTCTCTTAAATTGTCTGCTTCTTTTCTTATTATCTGCTCACTTTTTCTTTTTGCTGCTAATCCTTTGTCTAGTAATTTTTCAATATCATCTATTAAAGCCAACTCAACTCTCTCAACTTTACTTAAATTAAATTCTTTTAATTCTTTTTCGTATTCTTCATACGACTTCTTTCCTAGTGGTGTTGGTTTCATTTTACTATATTTTTTTGGATTAGCTTTCTCACATTCTTCTTTGGAGTCATATTTACATTCTCCTGTCTTTCCCCATTTATATTTTCCGTTCTCACATTTTGTAC